TACGTGAGTTTAGCAAGAAGACTGTTCGTGATTACGAACTAAGTGGCATCAAAGAACCAATATCATTTGACCAATATCTTGATAAAGAGTTTACGCCAAAGGGACCAGAAGTAAATTATGCTTCCGTAACTACTACTCGTGATACTGCTGCTTCTGACTTAGATAGATTTATGATGCAGTATCTTGGTACTGGCGCTAATAAGCAACAACACGATGAGTACTATAAGCAACTTAGAGCCTTAGAAAAGAAGGCTATTCAAACTACTACAACAACTGAAAACTCTAGAAATCTTGCTGGTGAATTCTTAGATGATGTAGATAAAATGGAACTCATGCGTAAGGTGGCTGGTAAAGCACTTGAAGGTTCTGATATTGATACTGTATTAAAGGGTGGGGCTGGAGCAGCACAGGCTGTTAATGGCGTACTATCCTATGCTAAACAGTATGGAATTAATCTTAATAGTAAAGATGCTTTAAGTTATGTGGCTAATGAATTAAAGCAAGGTCAAGGCGATTTGAAAAAGATAAACGCTAAAATCTTGGCTATATCAAAGGCTACCTATGGCAATCTATCTGATGTTATATCAGAGGATGTAAGCCTTGCAGAGTTATCAAGTAACTATAAATATAACATGGCTCAAGTATTAGAACTAAGTCCAGATACTATTGATGTCTTGGACCCAACTATTCAAACAGCGCTTAAGAATAATGGAAATAAGGGAGCAATGAACTTAACTGACTTTGACAGGATGTTACGTAATGACCCTCGCTGGGGTAAGACTAAGAACGCTAGAGAAGAAGCCTCTAAGTATGCATATGATGTACTTAAAGACTTCGGATTGATGGCATAATGGCCGTAAAAAAATCAACCGCCAATCAAAGAGAAGATAGAACTCCAGCACCTAAGATTCCTGCTGTAATTGCTAAACCTGCAGCCCCTGCAACAAAGTCATCTGGTGCAACACCTAAAGGTGGCGGTCAGGCAGCAAGTGGTAGTAAATTAGTTCAACCTACAGTTACTCAAAAATCTAGTGGTGGCGCTAAAATACCTGCACCTAAAACTAATGCCCAAATAGCAGCAGATGCACAAAAGATATTAGACCAACTAGATGCCATGGGTAAAAGGTTAGACACCCTATATACACAAGATGGTAAAACTAAAGATGATGATAAAGATGATGTAGTTGTTGGCGAAGACCCAAGCCTTGTTTTTGCTAAAATGCAAGAAGAAAAAGCAAGGGTAGATGCTTTTGCTTTACTTAAAGATGTATTTGCTTCTTATGGTTTATCAGAATTAGCAGACCAAATTTCAGGCTATATGAGAGAAGGTATAGGTACTGGAGAGGCTACTGTTAGACTTAAGCAATCTCAACCTTATAAAGATAGATTCTATGGTAATGAATTAAGACTTGCTTCTGGTAGAAATGTTATTGATGAAGCCTCTTATCTTGATTTAGAAAATAGTTATTCAGAAACTCTTAAGGCGTATGGATTGCAAGATTACTTTGGTGTGGGTGCAACCCCTACTGAGCGTAAGAATAGACAAAAGGCAATAGCCAATGTTATTGGTGCAGACATATCTGCTGTTGAATTTAAAGACAGAGTATCTACTGCGGTTGATAGAGTTAAGATGGCTGACCCAGCAACCAAGGCTGCCTTCCAACAATTCTATGGTATTGGCGAAACAGAACTTGCTAAGTATTTCTTAGACCCAACAAAGACTTTAGTAACTCTTAAAGAAAAGGCAACTGCTGCTGAAATTGGTGGTGCTGCAATTGGTCAAGGATTACCTGCAACTATGACAAGTGCTGAAGAGTTGGCTAGATTTGGTATTAGTAGAGAGCAAGCACAGATTGGTTATTCAACCATTGCTGAAGAGTTACCTACTGCTAGCAAGTTGGGTCAGATATATTCCCAAGAAGGAATTACATACGGACAGACAGAGGCAGAGCAAGCAACCTTTAAAGGTCTAGCATCTGCTAAGCGAAAGAAAGAACAATTAGCAGAGCGAGAAAGAGCAGCCTTCCAAGGCTCATCAGGAGTAGCAGAACCTGGATTATCAACTACTTACATGCGTAAGTCTAGTTCTGCAGGTTACTTCTAAATAGATTCCCTACACGGATATACCAGCCCCGTGAGGTGTACAAGTCTGGTAGTAGGAGCCAGCCAGTTTCCCCGAACTGAACTGTGGCCTACGAACTAATCAACGAATAGAAAGGGTGGTTGCTATGAGCAACAATTACTGGGAAGACGAAGACGAAGACCAAGATAACGACAACAATCTGCAAGGCGATGACTTAGTTAAGAAACTAAGAAAAGCCAAACGTGCAGATGAGAAGCGTATTAAGGAACTCACTGAGCAACTTGAGGGTTTATCCAAGGTGCAGCGTGAGAGAGTCGTCAAGGAAGTCCTAGAGAAAAAAGGTGTAAACCTTAAAGCAGCAAGACTAGTATTAAAAGACTTAGATGATGTTAACGAAGATACAGTTTCTAACTGGCTCGATGATAACGCAGATTTGTTTGGGATAAATGTCCCTGCTCAGTCTAATGCAGATAACGTATCCCTTGCGGCATTACGCCAACAGGACATCGTTACTCAAGGTGCGGTTACACCAGACCGTGAGCAAGACTTCGCTACAAAGGTTGACAATGCTCAATCTGCTGACGAACTCATTGCATTGATACGGTCACAACAACACTAATTCCGTTCATAGTCACTTGGAGGTGACAAAACATGGCATACGTATCAACAGCCTCTGATTCACTCGGAGGAACCGCTGGTGCTGCTGGTCTAGTACAAAAGGCATATGACCGTTTACTAGAGTTCGCCCTCCGTTCAGAACCACTAATTCGTTCTGTTGCAGATAAGCGTCCAGCAAGACAAGCAATCCCAGGCTCAACCGTAGTACTACAACGCTACGTTGACCTATCCCCTGCTACTTCAACTCTGACAGAAACAACTGACCCAGAGGCAGTAGCAATGTCAACACCAACCTCAGTAACCATTACTCTTAATGAGTACGGTAACTCAGTGTTGGTAACACGTGCACTAGAGTTATTCTCTCTTGCAGATGTTGACCCAGCAATCGCAAATATTATTGCTTATAACTTAGCAGATTCTATTGACTCTATTGCAATGACAACATTGCGTGGTGGTTCAAACGTAATCTATTCAGGTTCAACAGCAACTTCAACTGCAACAATTACTGCAGCAGCAACTCTAAGTTCTGCTAACGTTCTAAAGGCAGTTGCAAAACTACGTGCTAACAAAGCAGTACCTCGTAAGGGTACAAACTTCTGGGCTGGTATCCACCCAGAGGTATCTCACGATTTCCGTCTTGCTACTGACACAGGTAACTGGTTAGTACCAAACCAATATGGTGCTTCACAGGACCGTGTTTGGGCAGGAGAAATCGGAGTATACGGTGGAGCATACTTCATTGAAACTCCACGTATGTACTCAGCAACTGATGGTGCATCATCTGCAAAGGTGTATCGCACAATCATTGCAGGACAGCAAGCACTTGCTGAAGCAGTGGCTGAAGAGCCACATACAGTCATCGGACCAGTAGTGGACCGCTTGATGCGTCATCGCCCAATGGGTTGGTATGGCGTATTAGGTTTTGCACGCTACCGTGAAGAGGCTCTATACAGAATCGAATCAGGTTCTTCAATCGCTTAGTTGATTGACGCTGTAGCAGGAGTAGGAATATTCCTGCTACGGAGTAAGTTCATTAAGGAGAATAATGGCGGATTATACATTTGTTACACCTGTTGCCGAAGAAGGCCCAATAGGTAAACACAGATTATTTTATTTTTACAAACTAGATAGAGGTATCAGTATTGCCAAATCTAGTGGAACTTACTCACAAGTAAGGTTTCCAGTTGATTCAGATATAGAAACTTACGATGAATTTTATCGTGGTGGTTATACCCATACAGTTGATGATACAACTAGGGCAGCGTTAATCGCTGCAAATGTTGGTGTTACTTCCGCTAACTTCACAGCGTTATGAGTTTACATCAAGAGAGAACTCATCCAGAATTTGTAGAAGGATGTTTTGGTTGCAAGATTGGCACCCTTGAGTTAGCCCCAGGAGATGCTAGAAAACAGATAGCCCAAAAAAAATGGGATGGAGAATTGGCTGCCTATCGTGCTGCAAGAGCAGAAGGTATCCAACCAGGAGGGACAACTTGGCGCCAGATTAATGCGGCGAGAGAAGCCTCTGAAAAGTTAAACAAGCCATACAATGCAGACACTATGCCAGCGGCTCAAAAGATTGACCAACGGGTAGCCAATACAATGCGAGAGGTAGGAATGTAATGCCAAAAGTAGGAAAGAAAGA